CGTAATTGGCGTTGGTGGTTTGGTCTTGGCCAGAATACCAGAAGAAATTGCGAACCAGCGTAATGCTCATTATCAGAATACTACCCAAAACCAAATGGAAGCTGTGGATCGTGACTGGATGAGAGAATCCAATGCCGCGATGCCAAAGCTTAAACCACAACGTAGCTCCTCTGTGTCCTTCGGTGGACCCAAAGGGGTAGCTGACAACTAGGAGAAAGAAAGATGGCGAATAAAGACGCTTCTTTTGGCCTGCGGCTTTCACGCTCAGGCAACGGCTCCGATCTGCAAAACATGCAGAATAAGTACCGGATTGCATCTGGCTACAACACAACCATTTACCAAGGCGACCTTGTGGCCGCTGTTACTGGTGGTGGAATTGAACGTGTTGCTGCTGGCGGCTCTGGTCTGATTCTCGGTGTTTTCAACGGAGTTTCTTACACTGACTCAGATGGCAAGCCACGCTGGTCAAACAAGTGGACAGCAGGAACTGTTGCTTCAGACGCTGAAGCTTCTGTGATTGACGCTCCACACGCCGTTTTCGAGATTCAAGCAAACGCAGCAATGCCTGTAGCTGATCTCTTCGGCAACTTCGATATCGTTGACCAAAGCCCTGTTGGTGACAATGCTTCTGGCATTTCACGCATGGAGCTTGCTGTGTCTACTGGTGCGACAACCGCAACTCTTCCTCTGAAGGCGATTGATATCTCCACAGATCCAGAGAACAGCGATGTAGCATCGGCCAACACAAATGTCATCGTCATGATCAACAATCACCTGTACTCAGGTGGCACACTTGGCTTGGCATAAGGAGGCTGACTAATGGCTATTTCTCGCGCACAACTAGCGAAAGAGCTAGAACCCGGCCTTAACGCTCTATTCGGAATTGAATATGATCGTTACGAAGCCGAGCATGCCGAAATCTACGACACCGAATCTTCAGATCGTGCATTTGAAGAAGAAGTAATGCTCGTCGGTTTTGGAAATGCACAAACCAAAGCTGAAGGCGCTGGAGTCAATTTCGACAACGCCTCAGAGGCTTACACAGCACGTTACACGCATGAGACAATTGCTCTTGCGTTTGCGCTGACTGAAGAAGCAATGGAAGACAACCTGTATGACCGTCTGGGCGCACGTTACACACGCGCACTCGCACGTTCAATGGCTCACACCAAGCAGGTTAAAGCTGCCGCAACTCTTAACAACGCCTTCAACTCAGCATTCGCTGGCGGTGACGGCAAAGAGCTTTGTGCAACTGATCACCCACTGGCTGGCGGCGGTACATTCCGCAACGAGCCATCAACTGCTGCTGATCTCAACGAAACATCACTTGAGAATGCCTTGATTGACATCTCAACATTCGTTGATGAGCGGAACATGATCATTGCTCTTCGTGGCATGAAACTGATCGTTCCACCACAGCTTCAGTTTGTTGCTGATCGTCTTCTTGAGTCCACACTCCGCGTTGGCACAGCCGACAACGATGTGAACGCAATCCGCAACATGGGTATGCTGCCAGAGGGTTACACAATTAACCACTTCCTGACAGACCCTGATGCGTTCTTCATCAAGACAGACGCTCCAAACGGCTTCAAGCACTTTGAGCGCACTCCGCTTTCAACCAACATGGAGGCTGATTTCGATTCAGGCAACATGCGGTTTAAGGCTCGTGAGCGTTACAGCTTCGGCTACAGCGACCCACGCGCTGTGTTCGGTTCACCGGGCGCATAAGCGAACAATTATACGGAAAGGGGCGGCTATTCAGCCGCCCTTTTTTGTTGTACAATACGTTATCCCTGACAGTCGCATGGTGCGGCTGACACTAGCCACGACAGGAGAACTAAATGGCTCGTACAACTTTTTCAGGCCCAGTAAAGACAAACACTGCTTTCTGGCTGAACCCAATCCTTTTTGCAGACCTGCCAACCGCTTCAGCCGATAACGAAGGGTACGTTTATTATGTATCAAATGCGTTAAAAGCCGCTGAAACAGCTACAAACGGCACAGGCAACCTTGTGTTTTCTGACGGTTCAAACTGGATTCGTGTAGATAACGGCGCAACTGCTGCTGCATAAGGAGGCTTAAATGGCTGGTCCAGTAAAAGCCTATAATTTTGCTCAAAGTGCGTCCGCCGCTGTGGTGGGTCCTGCGCGTTCTCGTGTACGTCAAATTGTGATTTATGCGGCAGCGGCAGGGGCTTTTACCATTAAAAATGGTGGCGCATCTGGTGAGACATTAATTACGCAAAAATTCCCAACCGGCATTCATCATCTAAACATTCCTGATGATGGTATTCTGGCTACAGAAGGAGCGTACATTTCTGCTTTCACTGGCGCAAGCAATGAGCTAACAATCTTTTTGTCATAGAGGTTTGAATGGCTATTTTTCGTTCCATAACACAGGTTGGAACATCTGAGCCGTTTGAGCTACAGGTGGCCCGTGGAGAAATTCCGGGCCACTCTTCTATTCACAAGTTTGGCGCTGTCCCCGCCATGTCAATTAACACCACAGGAACTGTGTGGGACATCAATGACACACTGTATCCTTGGTCGGCTTTTTCTAGCGCTGGCACACTGACAGTAGATCGCGCCAATGCTGGTGACGCAAATAAAGTTATTACGATTATTGGTCTTGATGCTAACTACAATGAGATCAGCGAGAATGTCACTTTAACAGCAGCCACCGGCAACGCGACAACTAAATCATTTATTCGTGTGTACAGAGCCTATATGTACAATGGATCAACAGGTAATGTTGGCAACATTGACATCAAAAAAGGCGTGACAACTGTAGCAAGGATTACTGCCAATAAAAGCCAAACCCTTATGGGGGTGTACACAGTGCCTGCTGGGTACACCGCATATATATCACAGGGAGTTATGAGCGTTCAGTCTGGGGCGGACGCTACAGGAGACTTTTTTGTGAGATACGGTGGTCAAACAGCGTTTCGTATCGCTCATACATTTGAAGTCGCTTCTGCTGAGTATTTTTACGCTTTTGCCGTGCCTTTTGCTTTGCCAGAAAAGTCTGATGTAGACATTCGCGCCTCAGTGCGAAGCAACAACGCTAGATGTACAGCCGCTTTTGACGCTATACTTATTAAAAATGAGGAGTGGTCGTAATGCCGCGTAAAAAGGAAAAACCTATTCGCCGCACTACAAGCGGTAAGGGGGCTAACTACCGCAAAACTAAATCAGGCGCTGGCATGACAGCAAAGGGTGTTGCCGCATACCGCCGTGCCAACCCCGGAAGTAAGCTGAAAACGGCTGTAACTGGAAAGGTTAAAAAAGGCAGCAAGGATGCAAAGCGCCGCAAGTCATTTTGCGCCCGTAGTGCCGGTCAAATGAAGAAATTTCCAAAGGCGGCAAAAGATCCTAATAGCCGCCTGCGCCAAGCCAGAAGAAGGTGGAAATGCTAACAATGAATCAAAAGATTATTTTAGCAATTGCTGGCGTACTTAGTACGACCATAATTGGCGTTTTGGTCAGCTTTTTATATTGGGTTGGCAACAATGTTGTTGATTTAAAAACAGACACGGCTGTGATAACAGTGAAGGTGGAGGAAAACCACAAGATGTTAAGTGTCTTGTGGGATGATTTTTTGGAGAAGAAAAATGGCAATCTCGCGCAGTTCCATGTCCAAGCAAGTAAGTAAGGGCGGCTCTAAAAAAGATGCCTGCTACAGCAAGGTAAAGGGTAGATATAAAGTCTGGCCTTCCGCCTATGCGTCTGGTGCATTGGCGAAATGTCGCAAAGTTGGAGCTAAAAACTGGGGGACAAAATCAAAGAAAGGAGGCAGCAAGGGCAGGGCTACCAAAAAGCGGTAAATGATAGCTGAAGTTTTAACCGGTATTGCGCTTGTTCAAAAGTCCGTTGAATTTATAAAAAGCAACATTTCTACGGTTCAGGATATTAGCCAAATAGCTGGTCAGATTGATGATTTGTTTCGTGGCGAAAAAGAAGCGCAGCAGGCTAGAAACAAAAGAGCCGGTGGCGGATTGGGTGATCAATTTGGCGTAGACACTGTTGCAAAAGAGATAATAGACGCCAAGATTGCGGCGGAAAAGTTGCAAGAAGTAGCTACTTTAGTCGATATGAGATTTGGTCAC